CAGTCTCTACTTCTTTTGCTCTTGGTGCTCAAGTCGTGACAATGCCACCATCAGTTTTTGAGAAGATGTATAACCATGTTCTTACAGACAAAGGATTGCAATTATTCGATGCTGATTGGGCTGCAGTCTTATCAAACAATAAATAAATTTTTAAATAGGTAATATGAAGTTTACTGTTTATTCTAAAAATGGATGTCCTTATTGCGATAAGGTTAAACAGGTGTTACAGTTATCTAAGTTAGAGCATGTCATTTATAAACTTGATGAGGATTTTGATAGAGCAGGATTTTATTCCCAGTTCGGAAACGGATCTACTTTTCCTCAAGTCGTGGTTAATGACATGCAGCATCTTGGTGGATGCACAGAAACAGTTAAGTATCTTAAGGAGAACCAATTAGTCTGATGAAAAAAGTTGACGACTTTGAAACAGTTTATGACATGATCGAACATGCCATTGAACTTGCGTTTGATGGTAGGATGCAACTTAAATTTTATGAGTTTTTAAAGTATCGTAAAACTAAAAAAGAAGAAGTAGATGCTTTCCTTCATAGTTCTACTGCGAAGGAAATCTCTGATCAATTAATAGAACTCCAAGAATATATCAAAGGAGGTGCTGACAACAACCATAAACAATTACGTGAGGCTTATGGACATATTCCTAAACCTAAAGCACGTAAAATACAAGCATACCTTGCAGGTATTCTTGAAGATGCAGTGAGGTATAGTCATGACAGAAGACCTGGAAGACGAAAAAAAGTCTCTAAATAAAGACACCACGGAGATCAATCGTGGTGTAGAATTACTGTTACGTAGAAGGAGGAAACCCGAAAAACCCAAAACATTTCAGGTAAAATTTGGAAACATGATTAGTTTTTTTAAAAGAGAAATTGTTTTTCACTTTAATTTTTACTTGGATATCCGAAAAAAATAACTCTTGGAGGAGTGCCATGTCTGAAACATTAGTAGTAACATTGACACTTACAACAATTGTGTCTGCACTTGCATTATTAGTAGGAGGTATGATAGGATGGATGGCAAGACAACATTCATATGAAACTACTCCACCAGTAGTCTACACTCATCCAGAGATGTTTGACGCAAATGGGAATGTTCTTCCCGATGAAATTTTAGCCCTAAGAATTGAAACACATGACACCGACGAAGAAGACGACGACTAGGAAGACAAGAGTTAAACTTCCACCTAATCCTTTTGTTCATGAAATTCTTGAACTAGTGGACAAGCAAAGGACTAAAGCCAAGAAGATTGAAATCCTCAGAGAGTATGATGATCTTGCTTTGAAGGCAATTCTTATTTGGAATTTTGATCCCACAGCAATTTCAGTTATTCCTGAAGGCCCTGTTCCTTATAAAGAAAATGAGGTTCCTGTAGGTACTGATCATACATCTCTTCGTAGAGAGTGGAAAAATCTTTATCATTTTGTCAAGGGTGGTAATGATCGTTTGAGTGCTATTCGTCGGGAAACGATGTTCATTCAGTTATTGGAGGGTCTTCATCCTGAAGAGGCTAAGATTATATGTTTAGTAAAGGATAAAGATTTAGAAAGTAAGTATAAAATAACTTATGATATGGTACAACAAGCATATCCAGATATTCAATGGGGAGGACGTTCATGACCACAAAAATAGAGAAGAAAGCACAACCACCAAAACAAATTGAAAATAATACGCAACAATATTCTTGTCAGATTGTTTTAGAAAAAACCACAAGGGAAAATGCAGAAGATAGGAATCTTCCTACAGATGCCTTTAATGTTACCTATTTGGTAGATGGAAAAGAACATTTGGATGTTACTCGTTCAGAGAAAATGGTAAATGTTTTTGATATGTATTATGATAAATATGGAGCAGGGTCAGTTAAGTCTATTGAGTATGGTCATGGTACAATAAGACCCAATCTTTGGAATGTTAAATCACCTGAAAGAAAAAAAAGAAAAAGGAGGCCTCGCATCGATGAATGATAAAGAAATAGAACAACAAATCAATGATATTATTGAAGGAGAGATCCAGAATACTATCAATGAATATCTTGAACAACAGGAAGAGAGTAAGGGAGAAGATAGTGCATTAGGATTTGCTAATAATGAGAATGGTCAATTGAATGTTAAGATATCTAAGGATGAAGTTGCTAAACTTGTAAAAGAGTATAAGAAGGCGATGAAGTATAGGAAATCTAATCTTTTTCAAGCATCGCAACTCTTGGTGGATAAGAATGGGAACCAATTGTAAACTGTATCAGGGAATACACATTTACTTGCATATATAGTATACATGTGTTAGTATTAACACAACGTTCATCCCAAAAGGGACGCAAGTAAGCCGACTCGGAACGGATCGTTCATCTCATGGACATACTACTCGCTACTCTCCTCACTTGTGAGGAAGCAAAAGGTATTACTGATAAGGTAGCACCTGCTGATCCTGTGAGAACTGAATTAATTGAGGTTCTTAAAATGAGTACTGAGAAAGGATGTGAATGGGACGCACAAGTTGACTGAAGGAACGGGGCTACAATCCCTACTACTTTGGAGTAACACAATGGCACAAGTCACTTATCGTGGAGTCAAGTACGACTCTGACGAGTACAACGCAAAGGTGCTTGCAGAAGCAGCACAACGCAAAAATCACGATCTAATGTATCGTGGTCTTAAAGTTACCAAAAAGGTGGTAACTGCGTAATAATCAAGGGGGTTTACATACCCCCTTTTTTAATGTATAATTTTAAAAAAGAGTATAGTTATGACACTACACATGCGTGAACAACTAATCAGAGCAGTACTGGCACATGCTAGTGGTGAAATAGAAAAACATAAGGCAAATGTCAATGTATATCTAGAGCATCCTGCAGGTATTGGAGAGCACTCGGATATCACAGAAGCAATTCAAGAAGAGTTAGATAAAATTGCAAGGTATCATGATCAAATAGAAGTAGTTAATAAGTATTTCCATAAATGAATAAGGCAAAACTCAAAGTCTTAGTACAAGCTCTCAAAGAGATTGTAGATGAATTAGAATCGGAAATGTATGCTGATGAAGATGTATTAGCATTCACTCCTCCACCTGAAGATTATGATGAGGTCTTTAATGAATAGTCAGATTAAACTTGTAAGTGTAACACCAGAGGCTGAACAGCACATGGCATACGTTGCCCGTGTTAGCAACCCTAAGAATCAAGACAATGATAAGTTTGCTGGTCTTCTTAAGTATTGCATCCAACACGGTCACTGGAGCGTCTTTGAGCAAGCATTCATGACGGTAGAGATCAATACTACCAGAGGATTAGCAGCACAGATATTAAGACACCGATCATTTACATACCAAGAGTTCTCTCAAAGGTATGCTGATAGTAGTATGCTAGGTAAAGAGATACCTTTACCAGAACTTAGAAGGCAGGATGATAAGAATAGACAGAATAGTATTGATGATGTAGATCCTCTTGTGGTGCAGGATTTCAATACCAAGATGCAGAAGCATTTCGTAGATGGAATGCATTTATATAAAGAGATGCTTGATGCTGGTATAGCAAAGGAGTGTGCAAGATTTGTACTACCTCTTGCTACTCCCACAAGAATCTACATGACTGGTTCTGTAAGATCATGGGTACATTATATTGATCTACGTTCTGCACACGGAACACAGAAGGAGCATATGGCAGTAGCAGAAGGAGTGCGTTCTATTTTTTGTGAACAATTTCCTACTGTTGCGGAAGCTCTTGACTGGATTTCCTAAATAACTATCCCTATTGTATTCATATGGCAACATACCCCGTCGTTAATCAACAAACTGGTGAACAGAAAGAAGTTAAAATGAGTATTTATGATTGGGATCAGTGGAAAGAAGATAATCCTGATTGGATTAGAGATTTTTCAGATCCTTCTACGATGCCTGGTTTGGGAGTTGAGGTTGGTGAGTGGCAAGATAAACTTATTAATAAAAATCCTGGATGGGGTGAAGTCCTCAAGAAAGCTGACAAAGCAGGAGGTATTGGAGCAAGATTAGCCAAAAAGGGTATCGGTACAACTCAGGGGGATGATTAAGTAATATGCCAAGGAAAAAGAAAACAGATCAACCCATAGGTGTTGGACTCACATCTAAGCAGATGAAAAGAAAGAAACCAATTAATACTGATATGATGAGGGATATCGAACCCCTCACCGATAATCAGAAAAAATTATTTGAGTCTTATAAGAAAGGAAAGAATCTTGTTGCCTATGGTGCAGCAGGAACGGGTAAGACTTTTATTACTCTTTACAATGCTCTTCAGGATGTACTTGATCCAAG